GGCTTCAGCGTCGGACTTATCGTTGGAATCAGTCGCAGAATTTGTTGCCATCGGTTGATGTTCCGAAGTTCAAGCAAGAGTATGCGTTCCACGAAACAGAGTTCCACACCTTAGTGGATGCATTAATAACCGAGTACGATTCGATAGTGTCGGATATGGCTTTCAAACAAGGCACAATGTTTAACCGTGCTGATTATCCCCACAAGGACGTAGTGCGTTCCAAGTTCGGGTTGCAGTTATATGTATCGGAAGTTCCCATGAATGACTTTCGCTGTAGCATAGCGCAAGACATCGCTGATGACCTTTTTAATACATTGAGTAATCAAGCGCAAAGCATCATCAAGTCTATTCACGAAGAACAAGCAGAGAGGCTAATCGAGGTAATGAATAGCATCAGCCATTGTTGTGGTTACGACGAAGTTGAGAAGCCTAGTGGCGAAGTAGTCAGTAAGAAGCGCAAGATTTATGAAGGCACAATCCAAAAGGCTAAGGAATATGTCGAGACCTACAAAGGATTCAATCCTAGTAATGATTCAGGATTAGAGTTAGCAAGGGCATCGCTAGAGACTGTGCTAGAGGGTGTGACTTCAGAAGATATCCGAGATTCAGATGCAGTTCGTCATGAGGTGAAGGATGGTGTGGATGACATCCTGAGTAAGTTCACTTCATTTAGTTGTGTGTAGTTAAACCATTAATGTAGTTAAACCAAGGAGAATTAAAATGAGTAAATTGAATTTTGTAAGCACAGTATCTATCAAAGAGTTGCGTGGGTTGATTCCCCTAATAGGTACAGAATTGACGCCAATCATACAGAGTGAACCCGGTTGTGGTAAGACCACGCTCTTAGCTATGATGGAGCAAGACCATGGCGACAAGTATGACTACATCTATGTAGACTGTCCAGTCAAGGATATGTCTGACATCGGTATGACCATTCCGAACCATGCGAGTAAGCAGTTGGAGTATTATGTGTCCTCGTTGTTCAAGCTAGACTCACCAAAGCCTAAGATTATCTTACTCGACGAGTTCATGAAGTCTCCGAAGTTGTTGCAAGTAATCTTTACCCGTCTGATGTTGGAGCGAATGGTAGGTGACGTACCACTACCAAGTGGAAGCATAGTTTTCGGTACGTCGAACAATGCGTCGGATGGGGTGGGCGATACGATGTTGGCTCACGCTGGTAATCGTGTATGTCTCATGCGCATGGCGAAACCAAGCCCGAACGATTGGCTAGAGTGGGCATCAGCTAATGGTATCTCTAGGGTTACTAGGGCTTTCGTGTCCATGTTCCCTCGTTGTCTCGCAAGTTACACCGATGGCAATCAAGAAGATAATCCGTACATCTTTAAACCACAGATGACAAGTCTTTCGTTTGTGTCTCCTCGTTCGTTAGCCAAAGCAGACAAGGCTATCGTCAAGAACCGAGACCTCATGACTGAGAACTCATTGATGGTTGCTCTAGCTGGTACTATCGGTGCGTCAGCCGCCGGAGATATGTCAGCCTTTCTATCGTTGGAGAAATCTCTTACTGATGTTAAAGATATCATTAAGAATCCTAAGACTGTAGCAGTACCAAACGATATATCAGCGCAGTTAATGATTATCTTTCAAGCAGTAGATACATTAGAGACGCAAGACGAGTTGACTAAGTTCATGGAGTTCCTTGGTCGTATTCCAAGTTCAGAAGTTCAAGCAGTATTCTTTACCATGATGATGCGCACTCCGAAGTCAATCAAGTTGGCTAGGAACAATGCACAGATTACTGATTGGGCAAGAAACAATCACGAGTTGTTCTAACCTCCACGGTCTAGTGGAATCTTAAATAAGGAGAAGTTATGTTAATTAATAAGCAAGAAACACGTTTGAAGAAAGGTCATGTCGCCTTGATGAAACATCCCGAGACTGCGCTGTACTCGGGTGTGATGTTGATGGGTGTGAGCGAAGTGATTGATAAGAAGTTCACGGCTTACACCGATGGCGTCAACAAGAGGTATTCTAAACCATACATCGAAGGTATCAAGGAGGAACCGAAGTTGCGTGGTCTTATCCTCCATGAGAATCTTCATGTGGCACTCAAGCAGTTGCCAAGGGGTAAAGATATGTGGGAAGAGTCAGCGATGTTGGCAAATATGTCTGCCGACTTTGTTGTGAATGACATCATCAAGAACATTACTGGAACGATACCAAGCACGAAAGAACCAATCGTGTTGTTACCTGACGGTGCTTTATATGATGAGCAATTCCACAATTGGTCTATGCGTGAGGTATTTAACTATCTGAAGAAGCATTGCAAAGGTAAGGGTAAAGGTAATGGCAAGGACAAGGGTGACGGCTCAGGTGTAGGTGATATCGAGATGGATGAAGATGGCGAACCGTCCGTGACTATCAATGGTAAGAAGTATAAGTTGAAAGACTGCGACGAGCATGATACGTCAGGTACGAGTGAGTTATCCCACGAAGATGCCAAGGAGTTGAGCGATAAGATAGATAAGGCTCTACGAGAGGGTGGAATGTTAGCTGGAAGAATGGGCGCAAAAGTACCAAGACATATCACCGAGTTACTTGAACCGAAGATAGATTGGCGAGAGGTGTTGCGAGACTTTGTTTCATCTACTGTGAAAGGTAAGGATGAGTTTACTTGGCGCAAGCTGAACAAGCGTCAGTTGGCTAATGACTTGTATTTACCAAGCATGGAGAACGAGACTATTGGCGAGGTAGTTGTGGCGATAGATACGTCAGGCTCTATTGGAGGTAAGGAACTTACCGAGTTTGCAACAGAACTGGCTTCTATTTGCGAGTTGTGTTCTCCCGAGGTGGTACGAGTTTTGTGGTGGGATACGCAAGTCCATGGCGAGCAAGTCTTCAAAGGTAACTATCAGGACATAGCTTCATTGCTCAAGCCGTTAGGTGGTGGGGGTACTCATGTGGGTTGCGTCAGCAAGTATATTAATAAGGAACGTATTAATGCTGAGTGTGTTCTTGTGTTCACTGATGGTTATGTAGAAGGTAACATCCAATGGAATATCATTCCACCAACCCTGTGGATGATTACCCAGAATCATGCATTAGAAGTTCCGTCAGGTAAGAAAGTTATATTTAACAACGACTAAGGAGAAGTAGATGAAAAGTATATATAAAAGATTCTCAGATGTAGGCACAGGTGGTATTAACTGTAGATGTTGTTGTAATCGTGGGGGTAAGCCGTTGGCTAAAAGATTAGCCAAGCGTAAGTTAGAACAAGCAATTAAAAAACTAATCAAGGAGGTGTTGGAATGATAGCTAGATGTATTCAACAAGACGATAACGCAAAGCAAGTATTACATGAAGTGCGAAACACATTCGATGGCAAGCAGTATCGGATTGTGTTTAGTGCCGAGTGTCCGATGACTGCAATAAAGATAGCAAGAGAAGTTCCATTAACCTATTGGGAGGAAATACAATGAAAGCATTAAACACGGCAAGACTGAATCACATAGCAGATATTATTAAACCTTACAGAGCTAGTAACCCACCTAGGTATCCTATCAGTAAAAGAACTCATAACACAAAAGTATTTACTATAGACGAGTTAGATGGCGAGAAGATATATCGTATCTTTTACGGATTTGAATACGACACCGAATCTGTTTCTAAGGAAGAGTATCTAGCTAATTTTAAGACTGATAGTCACTATCGTGAACATACTTGGGTAGACGATAACGCACCTCATAGATATAGTAAATATTCAACCACACCAAAAGAGTTAGGCATAGTGCGACAAGATAATACTTTTGAGTTCACCGCAAAGAAAAGCTATGGACAAGGCGAAAATATGATTATGTCATCTTGGTCTGTGGGCGTACTATCTACTAACTCACGGCAGGGTGGAATGATATTTAGGGAGCATTGGAATGACCAAGGTGGCATCATGCATCCTATCTTCCGAGGACTGCGAGTAGACTGCGATACATGGGAAGTACATGAAAGTTCGCAATACAAGTTGTTTGGGTATCGAGTAGACCGTAAGAAGGGTAATGAGTTTCTTAGTGGATACGCAGACTTCTACAAGGTGTGCGAGGTTATGATGCAAGCGATGGATACTAAGAGTCTGTTAGAAACTGGTGTCGAGGTAGCCCTAGAGAATGGCGCAGATTTAAAAACATATTACTTATCGCCCGAATTAGAAAAGAAATTCCTTGCTACAGCCCACAGAGAGAAGAATAACACTCCACTGGACTGTGGATTACTATTTGCCATGGCTCATAACGTAGGCGAGTTCTATCGCAGAGTTAGAATGTATCACGAAGCTGGTATGAAACACTACAATGACCAGCTTGATAACCTTTTTAATAACTTGAAGAGGAAACTGAACAAGGAATTGTATCGGGAAAACAAGTCAGTAATGAAAGAAATAGAATATACTGCTGGGCGCTATTACCCACCTAGCGAATGGGGTATAAAGTTAGTAGACTTACAAGGTAACGAATTACAACAGTATTAATTTAACCAACCAAGGAGAAGTGAAATGATTGAGAAGATGATTCTCGAGGGGTATCATACCCCCGAATTAGTAGACGCATTAAATGCCAACGAGAGTACTAAGAAGTTGGTTATAGAAATGTGTTTCAAGTTTGGCTTAAAAGTATTTCGACGCAGTACAAATGAATCGCAGACTTTTCATCTGTGTTACCCTAACGGATTTTCTGTCTGCAAAGTTTGGACTGAGATAGAAACAGAACCATATACAAATGCCACTAAAACAATCTATTACTATCGTTCACCGTATCATAGAAAGGATAGGGGCAGAAGTAACTCTGATAAAGAAACATTCTTTAGTGCAAAGGTAGCGTCACTTATGACTACACTAAAGCGTGGAAGGATAATTCCTAATATGGACTCAGTTATGCGACGTCAGGCGCATGAGTGGAAAAGGGGTATAAGCTATCTACGAGACAGTCACGGTGTTGATAATAAAGAAAGAGTTTTAAGCGCACAACAAGTTCACGAATTATTAAAATTTGCAATAGGGGGAAACACTAATCTAGATATTTTAGAAATATGTAAAAATACACTTGACAAATATAATGAAGCAGATAGAATATTAGATATTAAGAATAAAGATACAGAAAGATTCTTTGATAATGAATTTTATTGCGTGGGTACAGATATGTTCAATGATTTAATTGTAGGCTCAGTAAAGCGAGTTAAACCTAGCGTGCCTACACCTGAGAAATATGTTTACCAAGTTGTAAAACCTTTTGAGCGTGTAAAGGAATTTGACCATGATAAGTACAAAGATTTATCTCCCATACTAGTGATGAACAAAGTTGCGCACGAAGGTAAAACCTTTTACGGAAATTACATTCCACAGACGGATGGATACAACGAGAGTCTTGACGTTATAAATTTATCAGATTATGTATCTGACTTTAATATGTTATGGTTACTGACACCATGCTCACAGAGTTAAGTCCTATAGTATCTCAATACAACATGGGTATGTTTCGTGTTCCTTTGCATCGGGTAAATAATTCTTACAGGATATTTGTGGCAGATAAGTTTACCCGAGTGTACGACGAAGATACTCTACCTGATGAAGTGAAAACTAAAATGGCAATGATACTTGCATCTGATTATCAAGCCGTATCGAATGATGCAGACCTGACTATGCTAAGTATATATCAGACTCCTGATAACGAGGCTATGAGGGAAATTGGGTGGAGAGCATCGGAAACATATTTTGTAGTGATACTAACTGCTGAAACATTAATGCATATGAGAGGAGAGTAATGACACCCGAGGGCAAGGTGAAAGCCACGATAAAAAAGATGTTGGTTGATAGAGGAATCTATTACACGATGCCATTTACTGCTGGGTATGGCGCTAGTGGTGTACCTGACATTCTGATTTGTCATGGAGGAAAGTTTATAGCGATAGAGTGTAAAGCTAACGGCAATAAGCCAACGGCTTTACAAGCTGAGCATATGAGACGGATACGAGAGGGTGGTGGTATAGCCCGAGTAGTTGATGAAAATAATTTAGATTCTACAATGAAGGAGTTGTTTGATGAATGAGAATGACCTAAGAGATTGTTTTGCGATGTTTAGAGCAGTAACAGGGGCTAGTGCAGAGGAGTGCTACGAGTTCGCTGACGATATGCTCGATGCTCGCAAGTATGAAGAACCCGATGTGGGTATTATTGCAGTTAAACGGAAGTATCACAAACAGGAGAAGTAAAATGAAGAAAGACAGTAAGGTATTATTAGTAGCAAATTATTTACACGACTACCCAAACGCTACAGGTAGGGAGATAGCTAAGAAGTTTAAATGTGCAATGTCGTATGCTTATGTATTAATGAGCAAGGCTAAGGCTATTCAAATCTCAGTAGAAGAAGTAGTTGATGAGATTGAGAAAGGGTTAGATAGCATTGCACCCTCCCGTGGAACGCTAAATGAGATGCCCCTTACAGAGATTGCCCACAATGGACAAGTTCAGTTTGTAAAAGAATTGAGAGACAACGTCAACCACCCTCCACATTACAAGACAGGCGGGATCGAAGTCATTGATTTCATCGAGGCAAAGAGTCTTAGCTATCACCTAGGTAATGTCATTAAGTATATTGCTAGGGCAGACCACAAAGGCGATAAGCTAGAGAATCTACAGAAGGCGCAATGGTATCTCAATCGTGCTATTAACAATTTAAAATAAGGCTTTGGTTTGGGGAGTTGCTTCGGCACTCCCCTTTTTTGTCACTATACACCACGTTATTTAAGGATTTTAAAATGCAACCAATGAACATAGAAGTAATATTATCAAGAATGGATTCTCATCCCGAAGAATTTTATAATGGCAATGAAAAGTGGAGATTCATCTTTTCCGATTTTTATAGAGATGTCATGAGCGAGGCAGAGAAAGGCATGATATTTGATAGACTAAAACAATTGCGAAGAGAAGAGTTTGCGCAGAGGGTATTGCAAACCCTAGTGCCACCCGAAGAAGAAGAAACTGAGGAAGAACACCGTTATAAAGGAAAACTTAGAATGCAAGGAACACAGGGCGCTATGCGTTCGGGTTCTAAGGTATAGGGTATGAATTTAATTACTATAGACTTTGAAACCTACTACGATTCAAAAATCAAGTTAGGATTCAAGCACCAAACTACGGAAGAGTATATCCGTGACAAACGCTTTGAGGTGATTGGGGTAGGCACGAAGGTGAACGATGGCAAGACTGAGTGGTTTAGTGGTTCGCACATCGACATTCAGAAATACCTTTCCACGCTTCCGTGGGATGATTCCCAGCTTCTTTGCCATAATACTTTATTTGATGGTTCAATCCTTGCGTGGAAGTTTGGTATTAAACCTAAGTTCTATCTAGACACATTATGTATGGGGCGGGCTACCAACGGTGTTGATGTGGGTGGCTCTTTAGCGTACCTATCTGAGCGTTACAAGTTAGGCGTAAAAGGCACAGAGGTTGTTCAAGCTGAAGGTAAACAAATAACTGGTTTCACTACTGCCGAACTCACTGCCTACGGTGAATACTGCAAGAATGATGTGGAGCTAACTTTTAAGCTCTACAAAGTGTTGTCTAGCGTGTTTCCGCAAGATGAATTATCCCTGATTGATTTAACTCTACGAATGTTCATTCAACCTGTCCTTGAGGTAGATGATGCTTTGCTGACAGACCGAATAGAAGAACTACGGCACGATAAGTTAACTCTACTTAGTACGCTCAAAGAGAAACTAAATTGCGATACTGAAGAAGCCGTGCGTAAAAGACTAGCAAGCAATAAACAATTTGCCGAATTATTAAAAGAACTAGGAGTGGAAGTGCCAATGAAAGATAGTGTAACTACTGGCAAACCCACCTTTGCGTTGGCTAAGAATGATGAAGGTTTCATAGCATTGACTGAGCATGAAGATGAGTTTATTCAACATCTTTGTGCAGTACGACTAGGTACAAAGTCTACGATTGAGGAGAGTAGGATTGAACGATTCATTGACATTGGAGCAAGGAACAAAGGCAGACTACCTATCCCCCTTAAATACTACGGGGCGCATACGGGTAGGTGGGCAGGGAGCGACAAGGTTAATTTCCAAAACTTGCCGTCAAGGGACAAGAAAAAGAAAACGCTTAAGAATGCAGTCATTGCACCTGACGACCATGTCATTATCAACTGTGACTCATCGCAAATTGAGGCGAGGGTTCTTGCGTGGTTGGCGGGTCAGGAAGACCTCGTACAAGCATTTGCTAACAAGAGAGATGTTTACTCCGAGTTTGCGTCGAAGATTTATGAGCGAGAGATTACTAAGAAAGACCCTGTTGAAAGGTTCGTGGGTAAGACCTGTATCTTAGGACTTGGCTACGGTACTGGCGCATTAAAGTTACAACACACGTTAAAGACACAACCTCCCGGGGCCGACCTTACTAAAGATAAGTGTGATGAAATAGTTAAATTATACAGAGAGAGCAACGACAAAATTACTTCTCTTTGGAAAGAAGGTGATACTGCGCTTAAAAATATGTGTAAGTGGCTACCCGAGTTTGAGTCTCATAGTTATGGGGAACATAACTGCGTCAAGATACATGAAGATGGGCTACAGTTACCCAACGGACTTTATATTCGTTACCCTGACCTCAAACTGAATACAGATGAACTTAGCAGAGGGTATTGTTATAAATCACGCAAAGGTCTTGTGTCTATATGGGGCGGGTCAGTTGTTGAGAATGTGGTTCAAGCGTTAGCTAGGATTATCGTAGGTCAGCAAATGATTAAACTGGCAGAGCGCTATCGTCCTGTCTTAACGGTACACGATGCGGCTGTGTGCGTAGTGCATAAAGATGATGCGGAAGAGGCGCTTGCATGGATTGTCGAGGTTATGTCAACACCACCAGACTGGGCGGTAGGGCTACCCGTCGCTTGTGAAGCTAATTATGGACATACTTATGGAGACTGTTAATGTACAAAGTATATAACGAGTACGAAGAACTAATACGCATAGTCAAGCGTAAAGAAGAAGCTGATTACTTTGTTGAAGCGTACGGCTGGACTAAGAAGTTTTTTAAAGAAGAAGTAAAACAAGTGGAGTTAGAAGATGCGCCGTTTTAGTTGGTTTATCTGTATGTGGATTGCATTTTGTGGACTTATAATTTATCTTACAGAGATAAGTCGTAAGGAAGAAGTATATAAATTAAACTGCGAACTACTGCTTGGTGGTTGGCATCCTGATGTACCCAAAGACTACGCTAAATTATGCGAAGAAGCTAAACGAACAATGAGGAGCGATAGATGAAAGCATTTCCAAGTACTGAACCTATTTATGGCAACAATATAGTTGGTGTTAAACAAAGCACCGGCATGGAGTTAAGAGATTACTTTGCTAGTAAAGCCATGCAAAGTCTTTTAACAGTACCCGCTAGAGAATTGTCACGGGGCGCTGTGGATGATATCCAAATCTTGGGCGGTCATATCGCACGTTGGTCTTACGAAATAGCTGATGAAATGATTAAAGCGAGGGAGAAAAAATGAAACCAAGTGCATACATATCAGAACATGGTGTACTGTTTAAAGAGTTACCACCTAACCCGATGTTTGAACTGACACCTTTGTACACGATGCGTGAGTTAACAGAGGATGAGATAAAGGAAGTGTACGACCAGTATTTTGATGTAGAGAATTTTGGATGGTTACAACTTGAATGTATTAGAGAAATTTTACAGAAAGCGAGTGAGAAATGAGCCAAAATATTTTTTGTAGCAAATGCCACAGAATACCTAGTCAATGTTGTTGTTCGTCAGCAAAAGAACTAACCGCAATATTAAAGAAAGCGAGTGAGGAATGACCAACTACATTTGCGTACATTGTAAATCAAAGATACTAACCATACTTGTTAGATGCCCATACTGCCATAAATAAGGAGAGAGAAATGACTGAGTTAGAACTTAATCAAGCCATAGCCGAGTTGCAAGCTGAGTGCAAAGCCAAGGACAGAAGACTTTCTGATTTAGAGTATATGGTCAAGGACTTACAGTACCAACTCGACAGAGCGAATAATCAATTACAATTAAAAAAAGCGTGGGATAAATATGATATTGACGGAAGATGCTAATGGACGACTATAAATCTGAAGAACTTAAGCCACAAAATAATGAAGGCTTTATGTCACAAACTGAAGTGGCTTTAGCTCTAGGTCTATCAAGAAACAGAGTTAGTGAGATTGAGGCAAAAGCACTTCGAAAATTTAAATATTATTTGTTAAAAAAATACTTGAAAGAAGATGTAGTTTAAGGTAATATGTAAAGATGAATTTTACATGGTCATTCTCCTCTCTTAAAGATTACGTTAATTGTCCTAAGCAATATCAGGAAACTAAGGTACTAAAACGCTTTTATAAAGCACCAACCCAAGCTATGACTTATGGCAATGAGGTGCATAAAGCTTTAGAGGATTACGTCAATTCGGGTTTACCCTTAGCAAAGAATTATCAGTATGCTAAGGAAACTTTAGACCATTTAATTGCTATGGACGGTACTAAGTTTCCCGAGCATAGGATGGCACTGAATAAAAATAGAGAAGCGTGTAGTTATGGCAAGGACTATTGGGTAAGAGGTATAGCAGATTTATTAATTATAGATGGAGCAGACGCATTTATAATTGATTACAAGACTGGCAGTTATAAATTTGCCGATGTAAAACAATTAAAGTTAATGGCGTTGATGACCTTTGCGCATTTCCCCGAGGTAATGAATATTAAAGCGGGGCTATTGTTTATTAACCATAATAATTTTATTGAGGGCGAATATAGTAGAGATAAGATTCCAGAATTATGGGCTGTGTTTGATGACATTTTAGCTAGAATGGATGTCTCATATGAAACTGATACATGGCAAACTAACCCTACACCATTATGTGGATGGTGTCCTGTTTATACTTGCGAATTTCACAAGGAGCGATGATGCCTTACGTTACTAAACCAAGACCGTACAAGAAAGAATATCAACAAGAGAAGGCTAGAAACGAGCATCCAAGAAGGATGGAGCGTCAGCGTGGTAGACGCAAGATAGATAAAGAAATGCCTGATGGTAATGGCAATGGGAAAGCAGATGCCCGTGAAGGCAAAGATGTAGCCCATGTTAAAGCACTAGACAAAGGTGGCTCTAACAAAGATGGATTAAAGATTCAAACAGTAGCAAAGAATCGTTCGTTCAAAAGAGATTCAAAAGGTAATTTAGTTTCAGAAGTAAGTAAGAAAGAACGTAAGAAATAGTTTTAGGTGGAAGAAGTGTACTGTTAGGCATGAGTGAGTACACGGGGTTACAGGTTTATCCTATTTAACCATGTCAGTCAGAAGGCGGGCTTCGAAGTTAATTCATACTTCTCCTTCCCTGCGACAGGTCTGACCGACTAACCCCCGTAAGGGGTTACGTTAATTATTTAGTTAAGGATAGTATGCAGATAGTGGAAGAAACAGCGGTTAGATTTAGCATTAAATCTGAGCTTGTACCGCACATAACAAATTACATAGAAAAAAGCGAAGTACTATCGGACAACGGACATTACGCAGACGTAATGGTTTACTGGGGTATTAAAGAAATGCAACACCTAGTAAAAGTTTATGATGCAGAAGTTCCTTCACCGATTATAAAAGATTACGCTTGGCCCGGAATGTACACACCGTTCAAGCATCAGAAAATAACTTCATCATTCTTATCTTTGCAAGACAGAGCGTTCTGCTTTAATGAGGCTGGTACAGGCAAAACATCTTCTGTAATATGGGCGGCAGATTATTTAATAAGCCAAGGATTAATAAAGCGTGTGCTTATTGTCTGCCCTCTATCTATTATGTATTCAGCGTGGCAAGCAGACATATTTAAAACAGCCATGCACCGTACTGTAGGGGTAGCTTACGGAGATGTTGCTAAGCGCAAGAAGATTATCAACGGCGTCTATGATTTTGTAATTATAAATTACGACGGTGTAAATATTGTCAAGGATGAGATTGCCAATGCAGACTTCGATTTGATTGTAGTAGATGAGGCTAACGCTTATAAAACTATATCAACTAAGCGCTGGAAGACCTTAGCTAAACTAATGACTCCATCTAAAAAACTTTGGATGCTAACAGGTACACCCGCATCTCAGTCACCAATTGATGCTTACGGGCTTGCAAGGCTCGTCGCCCCAGCTAATGTTCCTAAGTATGCTACGGCTTGGCGAGATAAGGTAATGCATCAGCTAACTAGGTTTAAATGGGTTCCGAAGGCAAGTTCAAGGCAAGATGTATATGATGCATTGCAACCCGCTATACGATTTGAAAAAGCACAGTGCTTAGACTTACCTCCGCTTGTATATCAAACTAGGATAGTCCCACTAAGCGTTCAAGTTACTAAGTATTACAACCTAATAAAGAACGAAATGTTAATTCAAACTGCTGGCGAGAATATTAGCGCCGTAAATGCCGCAGCTATGTTAACTAAACTACTTCAAATATCAGGCGGCGCAGTCTATTCAGATACCCGTGAGGTAATAGAGTTTGATATAAGTCCTAGACTATCAGCATTGATGGAAGTGATGGGCGAGACAATTCATAAGGTAATTATTTTTGTGCCGTATAGGCACACTATACAGTTAGTTTCACAACATTTAACAACGGAAGGAGTAACCAATGAAATAATTAATGGCGATGTACCAGCACGGGAAAGGGCAGATATTATTAACCGTTTCCAAACACAAAACGCACCAAGGGTTCTAGTTATTCAGCCTCAATCTGCATCGCATGGAGTTACCTTAACAGCCGCTGATACTGTGGTGTTTTGGTCTCCGGTAATGAGTGTTGAGACCTATCTACAATGTATAGCCCGTATTGACAGAGTTGGGCAAGTGAATAGCATGACTGTCGTTCATTTACAAGGCTCTGAGGTTGAGCGGAAGATGTACCAAATGCTACAAAACAAGGTAGATAACCATGAAAAACTAGTCGATTTATATAGAGAAGAATTAGGAATAAAATGAGCGATAATTTAAATTTAGATGAATTAGTAAAAATATACTTGACAATTAGAAGTGAACGTGAAAGAATGATGGCAGAGTGGAAAGCTAAGGATCGGGAGCTTGAAAATGACCTTACCTCTTTAAGCCAGCAAATGCTTGTAGTATGCAATGAAACAAACGCAACAAGTATCAAGACGCAAGAAGGAAGAGTAGTTAAGAAGTTGAATGAGCGGTACACCGTCTCTGACGGAGATAGTTTTAGGAAGTTTGTCATGGAGAATAATGCGCCTGAGTTGTTTGAGGCACGAATTAGCCAAGGCAATTTTAAGCAATTCATCGCTGAGAGGCAAGGAGATGGTCTGCCTCCCGGTGTGAATGTAATGAGGGAGTTTACGATTGTAGTTTATAAACCGACCTCAGATTAGTTAAATATAGTTAAATAAAGGATAGAATCATGAGTACAGAAATAATGAATTTAAGCGCATTAGCGGCAATAGGTGGATTAGACGAAGACACATTAGCAGTTGCTGGTGGTAATCGTCAGGGTAGCAAACGTATATCTATTAAGGGTAGCGTGTTTCGTAAGTACACTGGCGGTAAAGAGATTGGGTCTATTGAAGACCGTTTTATGAATGTTATTTTTGTTAAAATGGCGCATAAAGCTTCTCGTATGTTTTACTCATCGGGTTATAAAGAGGGCGAAAAGGTTTCTCCAACTTGTTGGGCTACTGATTCAGAAACTCCTGATGCGGAAGTAAAAACTCCAGTATCAAAAACTTGCAGTGAATGCCCAAATAGTGTTAAGGGTTCAGGTGATAATGGCATGGGTACAAAGTGCAAATTATCATGGAGAACGGCAGTTGTATTACCTAATGACCCAGCGGGAGATGTCATGCAGTTGGTGTTGCCAGCAACATCAGCGTTTGGAAAAGAAGATGGCGGTAGATATCCGTTCCGTCCTTATATCCAGTATTTAGCATCTAACAATGTGTCAGCTGGTAGAGTAATTACAAGGATGGCGTTTGATACAAAATCTCCAGTCCCTAAAGTATTGTTCTCTCCAGTAGGCCCAGTACCTGATGAAGATTTAGATACAATTGCTCGTCAAGCTAAGAGTCCAGCGGCTGAATCGGCAGTTAAATTAAATGTTTATCAGTTAGATGAATCAAGTGCGGCAATAGAAGTAAGCCAACCCGAAGTAGCTGAACCAGTAAAACGGGAGTCTGATAAACCTGCGGCTGGTGATAAGACGGCTGATGTAGCTGATGTAGTTAAAAAATGGTCTAAAAAAGGGTAATAAGATATGCCACGGATTTACAGTAAAGAACTCGTCGATTTAGTTAATACGTTTAACCCGTACTACGACACTACTTGCCTTGCAAAAGCTTGCATTAGGGCTAACTTGCCAGCCAAGTATGTCGCTGTGGCACTGAAGGTTACTCGTATGACGATTCATAACTGGTTTCGTGGCAGTCCTATCCGAGAAAAAAATAGGAAACTTGTTGAAGTTTTTACGGACTTGGTGGAAAGTGATATGGCAAAAGGATACTTACCCGCCAAGCATCCCTCAGAAGCTAAAGCATATATTGAAGAAATGATTGGTAGAAAAATTTAATAAGGAAAAATTATGTTTACACCCGCACAAAAAGCAAAACTAAAAGCATTTGGTAGATTACCAAACCACCCATTATTTGGGCATGAAAATCCAGAATTAGATAAAGCAATTGAACAAATTTATTTAGAGAACCCTAATGCTTTTTTAGAAGAAGGTGATTTTGGTAGTAGAGTTTTTTATCATAGACCTAAAGATGCCATAAACCCTAAGCACCAAATTAAGTATGCGGGTTATTGGGAAGAGTTTATACCTAAAAGCTACGGTATTTAATCAACGGGGGAAAGCTGACGCTATGTTAACAATTTATTGATGCTACTTAATGCGGCTTACATAGATAAAACAAGTACCCTACCCATAAAACCAAGCGGAGAAATCCGCTTTTTTAAACCCTACGGCTATGATAAAACAATTCTACGAGAAAGCATTACCCAGCCAAGGCGTTTACTGTGCAACAGGCATTGACCCAACCACCGGAAAGGCGGTCAATAAGTTTGCGGAAACGCTTGACGATGTACTTAGACTTATAGATAAGTACAAAAGTAACAACCAAAACACGTTTTTTGCATTAGCAACCTTTGATGGATGGAGTAGGAAAGCAGATAACGCTTTGTTTCTTCGTTCATTCTTTATTGATATTGATGTTGGCGACAGTAAGTCATACCAAACCAAAGAAGATGCCCATGTAGCGCTTTATAAATTAATTAGCGAGACTGGACTACCGGAGCCTGTTGTAGTAGATTCGGGAGGTGGCATTCACGCCTATTGGTTTATGGATAGGGATATCCCCAAAGATGAATGGAAGCCTTGCGCTGAGCAATTTAAAGCCCTATGCCTTAAGCATATTAATATTGACCCGACTGTAACAGCTGATATTTCTAGGATTTTACGTTGCCCCGATACATTTAATCATAAATATGACCCACCTATAGCTACGTCTTTAATTAGCACAGTAATGGAAGTCTATGACTTTGATGAGTTTAAAGAGTTCTTAGGGACACAAAACGATGGGCCCACAGCTTCTAACGATGTATTTGCAAAAGTTAAAAAGGGCTTAGACGAAGATACTCTTGCGATGAAGAAGATGGACAACTTTGAAAAGAACTTTCAAAAGATTGCAGAGCGTTCATTGGATGGTGACGGTTGCGAGCAAGTTAAATACATTTTAGAAAACTCAGCCACCTTAGAAGAACCACTATGGTTCGCTGGACTATCAATCGCTAAGTATTGCGAAGATGGTAAAGAAGCAATACACCTATTATCAGAAGACCACTCCGGCTATAAATATGAAGATACAGAAGAAAAAGCAAATCGCATTCCTGCTCCTCGCACCTGCGAATGGTTTAACTCAAACTACCCAGACCGATGCAAAGGATGTAAGCATCAAGGAAGAATTGTTAGCCCCATCTCTCTTGGAAAAGTTATCAACGAGTCCACCGAAGGAGCGACGTTTGATTCGCCGGAATCAATTCGGGAGGTATCGAATACCAAAAAAATACCAAAGTTTCCGGACTTTATAAAGCCTTATTATCGTGGGGAAAATGGTGGGATTATGTATCAACCGCCCCCAACAAAAGACGGTAAAAAATTCGTCCAGCAAGACCCTCATCTTATTCTTGCTCATGACTTGTACCCTATACGACGCTTGTTTAGTAATTTAGACGGTGAATGTATGATTATGAGATTGCACTTGCCACATGACGGTGATAAGGAATTTTTATTGCCTATGCGGGTAGTCTACTCTAGTGAGGATTTAAAGAAGTATCTATCAACAAACCAAGTAATTTTTGAAACAAAACACTTTCAAGAATTACAAAGTTATTTTATAAAATGGGACCAATATATGGTAAATAAAATAAAAGCAGATATTATGCGCACGCAGTTTGGTTGGTCAGCTTCATGCAATAGTGAGGAGTGGGAACAAAGAACTTTTGTTATTGGCACTACTGAAATAATTTCATCAACAGAAGTTCAAGACGCAGCTGTCTCCCCTTACATTAAACAAATATCCAAGTATCTAAAACCTTTTGGTACTTATGAGAAATGGCGTGAAGCGGCTCATGAACTAACTAGACCTCAGTTTGAGATTCATGCGCTAGTATGTTTAGCAGGGTTTGGTACGACGCTTATGGAATACATTAACCAAGGCGGGTTTACACTAGGTTTGCTTGGTGGTTCAGGTTGCGGTAAGACAGGAGCAATGTATGCGGCAGTCAGCGCATTTGGCGCTCCTAAAGAACTATGTATTTATGACAGTACAGAAAATGCTTTAACTCAGCGATTCGTAAACCTTAGAAGTTTAATGTTTGGTTTAGATGAAGTAGGTAACAAAGAGCCTAAAGTTTTATCTGATTTAATACACAAGATATCCCAAGGCTCCGCAAAAATTAGATTGCAAGCATCGGTTAATGCGGAAAGAGAACACACGCTTAACGCATCATTGTTGGCTATATTTACAACCAACGACTCTATTGACGATAAGATGGAGAGATATAAAAATACCCCAGCAGGTGAACGGGCTAGATATGCTGAACTAGATGTTGTACAACCAGACGCTTTAAAAGGACCGGAAGGGGCTATATTAGGTAGACAGATATTTGATACATTTAGATATAACTACGGTCACGCTGGACCAATGTTCATCCATGAGCTTTTTAAATTATCTAACGAAGAAGTACAGGCTAGGATTAAAAAGTGGGGTGAGCGTTATCTAAGAGATACTAATGGAGACTCAGCTTATCGTTACTACCAGAATTTTGTAGCAGTTTCATTTGTTGCTGGCGAAATATTAGTTGACGCAGGGATTCTAGATTATGACTTAGAACATATTTATGCCAAAACTATTGATACATTGAACTATATGAAAGCTAATGTATCTAAGATTAATGCTACAGATTATGCCGCCGTACTTAATGATTTCATATACGAGAACATGGGTAATTTTCTACGCATCAAAGAAGGTAAGGTGACTGACGAGCCTAAAGGTAGATTAGTAGGAAGGGTAGCAACAGATGAGCCAACTAGAATTTCTAAAGAGGCGGTTAAAGACTATTTGAGTAAGAAAAATATTAATATAAGAGAGTTTGAGAAAGTTTTAAAAGAGCAGAAGGTTCTGATTAAAGTAGATAGGAAGCACCTTGAAACAGGTTGGAAACCAACTACAAATTCTCAAGCATCATATGTGTATATAATTCAAAATGACTTCTTAAATGTTGAATCCAACACAAGTACTTGAGCCAGAGTGGTTACTGCCGTTTGAGGGCATGGGGATAGGGGATAGCTTTTTTATCCCTACCTTGCGCCCCGCTGAGTTAATTTACTCAATAGACTGCGGGGCTAAACGTGCAAAGGTAAGAGTGAAGACTTATGTAGCTACAAAAAATAACTGCATTGGGGTTAGATGCTGGCGTGTCGGTTAAGGCTCTACCCCATAATCTTTGAACATTACTATCATATTGTGCTTAAGCATATTTTGTTGTTTACGATTCATATCTAATAATTCTTTGCGTAAACCGGGCGTGTAATCTGCCATCCTAATCATTTTATCTTGGCTTCGTAATTTATTTAAATCCCCAATACTTTTGTCGTACAGTTTAACAATTGAAGTATTAAACGGGTTATCTGTTACATATTTAGCATATTGTACGGGGTCGGCTTTAAACATATTTAACGTACCACTCATTTGTTGTATTTGCTTTTCAACCGAAGAGAACTCTCTTGTATCTACGTTCGGTGGAGCACCAATAAACGAGCCTAACAACGGTACACTTGTTTTAGCATCGAACTGTTTATCGCCTGTAGCATAATAGTAATTGTTGATAGTAAGGTCTACCATCCTAGCTGGACCGTCAGCATAGCTATTTACTAAGAAGTACATTGTATTAGGAGTCCAATCTATATACCCATTAGTAAGATTAGCTAAAAATCTAGTAGTTATTTTATAAGTTTCAGGCACATGGTCGCCACCTAAGTATGCGTCGCCCATTCGACGCCCAGTAGCGTCGTTGTAAATACTTTGCCCCAGTCCGTTTTTATTAGCCACAAATTCTACAACAGGTCGTATTGCGCTAGGAGATAAAGAATCTATAAACCACATAGCTGGATTATCTGCAATGTTCATGCGGGACACAGGCAACGGAATAAACGAGTCAAGTGCAATCTGCGTAGCCCCATTTTTTAGAGCTGACATAAATGATTGTTGACCATTTACCCAACCAGCTATTTGCGCTCCCATAGCTGCAAATGCGCCAAGTCCAAACCCCCAAGGAATTTGAAATGGCTTTTCAAAACCTGCAATATGGAACCTAGCAAATCTAGTCCACTGCCCCATATCATCAGTTAAAGTTTTGTTACGTTCTTCATCATCTGCATCAGACATCATGTAAGACATTGTGTAGGCAAGTACACCTAATCCAAATAATGCTGCCGACATTTGCCTAGCAGCTAATTGATGAGTCCTATAATTTTTCTTAAAAGTTTCCAGCGCAACAGGGTCTTTTTTAATATGCTGGGGCGCATTCTTAACTGCGTTTTCCATACTATTCCACATAGCTGGAGCAAAAGCATCTAATGCACGCACCGCACCTGTAGCACTAGGTCTGTAAAACATATAAAGTGCGCCCATACCTTTGCCGTATTCACCAACTTGCTCAAAGTTAGCTAAATTTTTAGTTGCAGAGGCAGCACGCATTCTAGCGTCGGCTACGTCTAATTTCTCAGTTTTTATGTAATGTTCTTTTAATAGCCCATAAGCTGCTGACCTACTGGCAATCTCAAACATATTAGTCCACGAATCAATAATTGTATTGAGACCGTCAACAGTTTTTACTATTCTAGATTTAGATTTAGTTAATTCTTGGTCTAGTTTTTCTAAATTTGACCTAAGCGATATACCCGACATATACTCAACCATACCGCCTTCTTTAATCAACTCATACATATTCCTAATGACAGGGTCATTACTGTTTTTAAATTTTTCAAACTCAGGCGTTTTATAAGCCCTAGCTACTTTCCATGCCTTAGTTAATGAGTTTTTAGAAGTTACTTGGTAAGCAACTTGCATAATTAATTCTGCGCCTTTTGCTGGGCCGATCTCCGCCCCGATAGTCCATGCATTAGTTAACGCATCACGCACAAAGTTTAAAGGTCCAAAGTTTATATTGTATCTTGTGTGCACTTGCCCTAAACCGCTAGTAATACGGTTAGCATATTCAACAAATTGATTTCGTTCTTTATAAGGGCGTCTTATTGCTAAAAGTATGGCTGGGTCATTAATTTCAATTACGTCAATACTACCGTCTTCATTATGATGGAGCACTGTATTTTGCTTTCGCACTTCTTTAATAGTATCGTATGACCGTTCATTAAACGGTATATGCTCAATCACTGCGCCATTAATTAAACTTTGACCATTAGGGTTTAAATCAACTTTTTTACCGTCAATTTTTTTAGGACTTTTGCCAACAGAATTTTTAATTGCCAACGTATAATCTGGACCTCTTCCCGCACGAGTCGCAGCAATCATTGCTTCCGACATACTTTGTATAACAGGATTTTTTGAAACAGTAAAACGTCCTTCACTTTTAATAGCCGTTTCTGATAGTTCTTTTTCTAGCTTTTGACCGTTAAAATTTAAATTATTTTTTGATTGGAAAACATTTTGCTCTGCAAATCCTTTTAAAGGTACATAATTTTTATAGCCATAAGCTGCTATCCAGTTAGCGGCTGGCTTAGATACATAATACGATTCTTTATTTAACTCTAATGCAACTGCATTTAAATCCCAAGTAGCTTTAAATATTGTATCTAGTAAAGGTTTATTAACATCTTTTTCATAGGCAGCTAAAAACCTAGCGGTTTCTTCATAAGTAAATCCGGTGGCGTTATATTGCGTAGTGCCCGCTGCGTCTCTAAAATCTATTGCTGTATTACCATTTGGGCTATAACCCCCTACTACAACATATTGTGGGTTTGGTATTTTGTTACCTTTAGCATCAATAATAAATACATACTGCTCTAAACGCTCCCATAACTGTCTAGCTTGGGCTTCTGAAAGGTTAGGATTATCAAGTATTCCAGCATTTTTAGTTACAGGATTACCTAGTATTAACTCTCTAAGATCAGCTGCGCTAATTGTTTTTCCGTTGATAGAAATGTTTTTATCTTTAGATAACGGCGCTGTTTGAACAAATAAATTTAAACGTCGTTCTGCATCTGTAAAAGCCTGACCATATATATGCAGAACACCTTGCATAAACTCTACAGGCGTAAGCTGTCTTTCGCCTTTAATTTTTCTTTCTTCATTAACTCTTTTAGTAGTATTAATAATGTCATTAGTTTTAGCAAGTGCAACCATAGCTTGTTGTAAAGCTTCGTATGTTTTTTGTACTCTAGTCCCAAACTTAATAACAGATTTACTTGGCGCTATAGTAACTTGCAAGTTTATGTTGTTTACATCAGGCCCACTGTCACGGTTTTTACCTGAAAGTATATTACTTCGTTCTTCATTTCTAAGTGCTCGACGGTCATTTTGAAATCTAGTAACAGTTTTTTGTATACCTTGATAACTAAACATATCACTTATAATGCTTGTAATACCTTTTTTCTGTAACCCTTCTGGTGGGTCAAATGAAGGATTATCGCCATAAACATCTGTAATATCTTTATAAGGTCTTGCTTTTTTACTCTTGCCTTTAGGCTGCGCTTTAGCTGCAAGTGGCGCAACATTAGTGCCGACTTCGGGCGCTTCAAGGATGTCATTAAATATTTCAGATATTTCTAGTAATAAATTACCTTCATAGCCGGGTATGCTAGTTAAAAACCTATCAGCTTGTTTAACAGTTTTCTGTGTTTTAGTTGCAATTTTAGTTTCTTTACCAGAAACTGCTGGCCCAACTTCTAGAGTTTCCATATCTTCCATATTCAATGCTTCAGCTAAATCGCCTACTGTTTCAGCTTTTTGAATATTTTTATATAATGAGTTAGGGTCTATTGCACTCCATTCTTTAGCTAGTTGTTGATATATCTCTGTAGGTAATTTAATGGAATCTTGTTTAGGGTCGTATAAACCAAACAACTTACTAAATGCAGTGGTTAAATTACCCCATAAATCTTTTATTGCTCGGCGTGTGTAATTTGCAAGATTACGAGATTGGATATTTGATAGTTCAATTTGAAATGCATTATCTGTTAAGGCATAACTAACAAACTCATATATATTTTCAAAAGCATTTTTATATTTATTACCTAACCGTTTTTTAGCAAATTGATATATATCAGCTAAATGCCGTAAAGCTTGATGTTGATGAGGTAATAGCTGACCTTTAGTATTCATTGGGTCATCTAAGAATGTACTAATTAACTTAACAGTACCCGCATGAACTACTTCATGTAAAAATGTAGACTCATCAAAACCTTTTTCAGTAAAATAAAAAGTATTGGTCTTAGGGTCGTATTCAGCTAATTTACCTTCTCGTTCTAAGCGCTGAATAACTTCATCGTTAGGGTCTGTAACAACTTTAGAATTATATTCAATTTGGTTTAAGTTACTAGCTAAAAGTTTAAAAGTTAATTCAGCCGCTCTTTTACGGAGCCCTACAAAATACGAGTAACCTTGACGATATGTTTTATCACCTTTAGCTAATCTTAAATTTATTAAACCTTTAGCTTGCGACGATAAAAGACCCAAAACATAATTAATATTACCGTCTTTTAATTCTTTAATCATTTGTGCAGATAAAGGTTCTCCTTTACCTTGCGCTGATTCTTCCGCAGCTTTTTCTTGTACTATACGTTCTTGAGAAGCAATTTGTGTAGCTTCATTAGTTTGACGTAATTTTAAACCTTCAATATCAGCTTTATCTAACCCACGAATACCTTTACCTTCAAGTTCTAATTGATTTGCAATTGCTTCAAAACCTTCTTGTTGTACTGTAGGTTGATTGTTTGTAACTTTATTAAGGTATATTTGTTGAGATTCAGGCGATAAACTTAACCAATTAGGAAAATCAATTTTAAATTTATCCCCATAATATTTAGTAAGCCTATTGTAGTTGTTAACTATTCTACGTTGTTTGGGGTCTAATTCTAATTGAGAAGCAATACTTGATTGATTGTAGTCATATAAAGCTTGTATAGCCTTATCATGTTCTTCAATGGTATTTCTTCCAATGTAATTTAAATATAATTCTTTTTGGTCAGCGTTTAAACGACTCCATTCCCGAATACGTTTATCTGGGTCTAAATTAGCGTTAAACTCTTCTCTAGCGGCTTCATACTCTTCTACAATTTCTGGAGCAACATTACCTTTGCTGTAGCCTACATCAATACGTTTTAATGGCTCGTTTAAATCTTCAGCTAGTACTTCTTGATATTCGGTTTCTCTAGCCTCTGCTTTTTCAAAATCTTGCAGCAGCGCCGCTTGTTGTTGTGCATCATTCTCTTGAATAGACCTCTCTAATTCAGCACGTTGTTGATTTCTCTGTTCTTCAGTAACAGGGCGTTGAACGCCCCTTCTTTCTTTTGTGTTTCTAAATTCGGCATAAGCCCGTTGTAAAAACTCTTGTTCAAACTTATTGGCTTGTTGTTGCCCAGCATTTTTAAACAGATAATCTTTAACGTACTTTATAGCTTCTTCTAATCTGTAATACCCTAGTTTTGCCGCTGCATCAAACAATTTAACCAAAGTAGGCATTAACTGCACTTCTTCGTCAGGAGTGAAATTTACTTTTGCTCCAGTTAAATTACCTAAAATATTTAATAAATCTGAACCTGCTGCATTAAAATCAGTAGCGGCTTTTTGTTGGTTTATTTTTAACTGTAAAGATTCAAACGTATCATTAGGGTCTACTGTAACCCCACTATTATTAGCTTCCTCTATAAGACTATTAATTAATGGATTAGGCTGTTGGCTTTCTCCACCTTCAAGTCCTGTGCTAACAATATTATTGACAGCCATTCCTCCTTGGTCAACAGGGGCAGCTCCTGTGGAGGTAACGTCTGTTCCGGGTGTTCCAAGTGCTTCAGCGCTAGTTCCAGTTGTTGTAGTGTCAGTTGGTTGAACATTAGATGCCTCCCCTAATTGTGCTAAATGTTCTTGGATTGCGGTTTTAGCTCTAGCTACAAAGCCCGGTCCAGTAGGTACGTTTAAATTTAACTTATTAGAAATATTTTTTAATATAGGCATACTACCGGGGGTATCCCCAATTGACGCCATATAATCTTTAGCCATTACAACAGGGTCTTTTAATGCTATTTCAGCTGGAGTCTTTGTAAGTGGCGGTAAAGCTTCTTCCTTTTTAGGCGGCGTTTGTTCAGGCAATGTACCTAAATTAAAAAATTCAATTTGTTTTTCGCTAAGGTTTTTTATAGCCTCTTCTAAAGGCGTACCAGTACTAATTGCATCAATGGTAGTTTTTAATTTGTTATTCTTCTTAGTTGCGGCGGGTATGTTTTTATGAGTTTTATCATCAATTTCCGTTTGGCGCTTATCAAAATCTTCTTGCAACCTATCAACAATAGATTGAACATCGGCATTAAGAGGTACCGGAGATTTTACTTCAGCTGGAGGAGTAATAGACGATGACAACAATGCGTCAACATCTTGTTCTGGAGGTATTACTTGGTTAGCTTTTTGTTCTTTATCAGCTTGCTCTTTAGTAAGTCTTTCTTTTTCTGACTTAAGATATTCTCTTTGGTCTAAAACATCTTTAGCTTTTAATGCTTCTCTACCACCAGCTAGCGCACCTAAACCTGCTCCAGCTAAACCTTCTAAAGTTGCCTGCCCTACTACACCACGCATAGTAGGTACATCAAACCCTTCACGTTGTAATGCGACGTTCTGCGCTAATTGTTCTTGACCGGCTTGAGCAAATTCAGTACCAAACTCTTTACCGCTAGTTATTGCCCCTTGTTTTATAGCTCCACGTTCCGCTGCTTTTTTAAGCCCTTCTTCAGACGCTTTCTTAATTTCTTCTTTTACGGCTGTCTTTGAAAGAATACCTTTTACCATCTGCCTAGCAATAGCAGGTTCAGCGCCAGTAGTAGCGCCAATAGTACCAATAGCTGCGCCAGTTAAAATTGAATCTAAATTTTGCCCGTTGTATGCTTGAGCTAATTGTGCCCGTGCTTCTATCTGGTCAGGCGGCATTTTGGTTTTAGATAGTTCATCTTTAACAATGTCGTATATAGAACCTTTAACTGTACCAGCGCCCATTACTGCACCAACTCCAGCTCCAATTCCAGTAACAGCTAAAGCGGGCGCACCAAATATAGTAGCGCCTAAAGCCGTAACAATAGCTGGCGCTGCTGTACCTAATGCATTAGCAATAAAGTCAACCGGCGCTATAGTCATAGCTTTAACAGCGGCTTTAACTTGGTCAAGAGCGCCTTTATCTTCGGCTTCTTTCATAATGCGTGCTATCTCTTTAGAGTCTTCTTTAGACTGAGCACTCATTAAATTAGCGACATAACTCTCTGCGCTTTTTAAACTCTTACTTGTATCACTACCTGCCCCAAACGCATCGGCAACCATCCTAACACCCTGCACCAAACCTTTACCTGCTTGCAAGGGTACGTCAGCAATCTGTCTAAGCGTAGAAAAGCTTTCTGCTTCTGGCGGAGGTTCGGGTGCTACAGTGGGTTTATTTTTTGAAGTTAACCATTCTTCTGGACTAATTGGTCTAGCAACCTGTTGTTGAGGTTGTTGTTTAGCTAACCATTCTTCTGGACTTAGAATTAAAGGTTGAGCTGAAGATTTTTTGGGTTGACTAGCTAACCACTCTTCAGGACTCATTATCTAGCCCCTACGTCTTTTTTATATTTTGCCCAATCATCATTAGTCATATCAGGAGGTTTAGAATAAGTAACTCCACCAACATTAACTGTTTCTTTAGATGTAGGTGTCTTTGATGTAGATGCCCCCGGTGTAGTTCCTCTATAAGTATCCCTTAACTCTCTATAATATTCTACATCATTTTTTAATCGACCTAATTCAGTATCTGCTTCGGTCTTTTTAGATTTTATATATTCCCTTGCCGCAATTTTTTGTTTTTCAGTTGCATTTGCGCTATCTACTATTACCAAAGACCTACGGTAATTTTCATCGCCTTCTAATTCTTTAGAGAAATTTTTTCTTGCGGTTTCAAGAGCTGTATTAGCTTTTGCAAACTGTCCTTCAATTGTTTTTAAGTCTGCGCTCATTTTAAGCTGATTACCGTCTCTAATTGCAGCAGCTTTTAGTCTATCTCCTTCTAACGCATACTCACCAGTCATACGAGTTCTCTTTTCTGCGCTAACATCTTGTCCGGCAGCTATAGCAAACCTAGATGATAGGTCTACCATTTTTGTAGCCCATTCCATACCATGTTTTCTGGAAGTTTCTCGCAGTTTTCCAGCTTCATCAAACCTACCAGCTTTTTCAAGATAGTCTACTCTGTCTAATTCAGCAATAGACTTATCCATATCTCTGCGTATTTTAGTAGCTTCTTTTCTATCTGTAATAAAGTCAGGTATTTTATTCTTCATTGCATTAAGACCAGCAACAATAGTATTGCCCGGAGTTGACCCCCACATAGCAAAGAACTCTGCCATACGCATAGCTTGTGTACGTTTAGCTTCATCTTGAGCATTAGCTTTTTCTGCCATTATAGATTCACGTTGTTTACCAGATGGATTTGGTCCTAAGAATTTACTTCTATCTGTTTCTAATTTATTTGCTATACCCTCTGTAGACATCCCAGCGTATTCATCCGTTGGTTTATTTTCATCAACTTTTAATTCTTTTAAAAGCCCACGATAAAAATCCATAGTTTCTTTTGCATTTTTATCAGGCGTGTTACTGCCCATAGCATCTTTTAATTGCGGGTTTTGATTTACAATTGTATTAACTCTATTAGCAGGTATTGGTGCGTTTGCTCTTGGCGGTGCTGCTGGACTTGCTCCCGCTGGACTTGCTCCCGCTGGCGGTGGACTTGCTGGACTCGCCGCTAAAATACTACTAGGAGAAATTGGTTGAGCCGGTGTTCTGCCTTCTGGCACTTGCGTTAATAAATCTCTTTTTAATTGCTCAGCAATAGCCGCATCTTGACTACTTAATTGTTTTTCTGGGGGTTTCGCTGCCGTATAATCAGGGGCTCTTAAAGCCGCTGGCATTTCATTTTTTAATACGCTATGAAATCTAGATACAACAGGGTCTGCTGGTTTATTAGGTAATGTAACTGTTGGGCGGTATGAAGTAGAACCTTCAACTTTTTCTCCCGGTTTATAGTCTTCTCCAAGTTCTACATCTTCGCCCCTAGCAAACCGCATAATGCCACCACTAGCTTTGCCAGTCTTTTCTCTTAAAATTTGTTCAGCCATAGACTTAACTCGTGGGCTAGAAGCTTCTTTAATGTACTTACTTAACTGCTCAGGCTCCATCTCTAGTAAATCAGAATAGACTGCTCCACCAACATCATAAGACATGATGCCACCTTTAGCGGCTTTAACTACTCCGCCTTCGGCTTTAGTAGCGTTATATAGTGAAGCCCCAGCACCCAATGCACCAATACCCTGTGTTATCGGGTTAGCTTGCGCTTGGTATTGTTGTGTAGTCTGAGCTTGCATTGGTAGACCACGAAGCATATTAGACATAGTACCCAACTGCATAATTGGATACTGTTGAGCGTTAGCGTAATCTTGTAGGGCTTGATTAATCTTCTGTTGCTCAAGTTGTTGCTGTTGTCCACCTACAGCATTTTGAGCGTTATAAATACCTTGTTGAGCTTGTAACTGTTGCCCACCAATACCAGCAAGTTGCCCAGCCATCTGTCCAGCTTGTCCTAACCCCTGCATCCGGTAGTTAGCCCCAAACTGTTGTTGCCCAATGTTTTGTCCTTGAGCTGCTAACTGTGCTTGTTGGTTAGCAAGATTTGCTTGGTTCCTAGACTGTTGATTAGCTAAGTTAGCTGCTTGACCAAACTGACCCTGTTGCATCCCATACTGCCCCATCAAGGCTTGATTAGCTAAACCACTCTGTTGGCGATTACTTAGATTAGCCATACCAAATTGATTTTGGGCGGCTTGGTTTGCTTGGTTAGCTTGTTGTTGATTAGCTAAATTAGCCATGCCAAACTGATTACGGGAAGCTTGATTAGCTTGATTAGCTGCTTGATTAAACTGTCCTTGTTGCATCCCATATTGACCGGCTAATGCTTGATTAGCTAAGTTAGCTTGCTGTTGATTACCAGCATTAAACTGATTAGCTGCTTGCCCAAACTGTCCTTGTTGTAAGCCATACTGACCCATTAACCCTTGATTTGCAAGGTTAGCTTGTTGTTGCAACTGTGCATTTTGTGCGCCTGTGTTGTAACCCATGCTTTGGTTAGCAAGACCTGCTTGTAAATTAGCGCCTTGGTTAGCCTGTTGAGCTTGTAAATTAGCTTGTTGTTGTGCGTTAAATTGTTGTTGGGCATTATTAAACGCTTGATTATATCCTTGGCTAAGTATTTGATTCTTGGCTATACCAGCATTACGTTGGTTTTCAGCAGACATTAATGCTTCACGGCTACCACCAAATGCGCCAGACTTAGCCGCACCACTTCTTTGTTGTGTACCAGTAATATCGTACTGTCTTTGTACTTCAGCAAGTTGTGGGTCTAATGCCGACTGCAAATAAGGGTTCATGTATTTAGATACATTTCCGCCCGTGTAGTCTTGCGTACCTACATTTTGGGCATTAACGTCTTGTGGTCCGCCAAACTGAGCCGCTTGTGCAAGTGGAGTATTACCTAGTTGAGCAGCTTGCATAGCCGCTGCTTGCGCTTGCGGTGAGCCTCCCATTTGGGCAGCCTGCATATCCTGTCCAGAACCCGTAGCAGCTTGCATGTTTTGCCCGTAACCCATAGCAGCTTCAGACATTGGTGCATTACCCATTTGGGCAGCTTGTGTTTGAGCCCCACGAACTTGGTTATATCCTGCGCTCATTGGGTTGTACTGCGCACCTAAACTACCAAGAGCCGCTTGTTGAGTTATATTAGATGCATCAGCAAATTGTCCGGGAGTCTGTAATGACATAATGCCCCGTTGGGCTTGCTGTTGTGCGGGAGTAAATCCAGCTAAAGCTTTCCCAGCGTCATACCCAGTCATATTACCTTGGGCGTCGTAAGTACCACCAAAAGCTTTATACGGTTGGAAGCCAGTTATTCCCCCCGAGTCATCCGTTTTATACAGTTGCTTTTGGGTAGCACCCAACATAGTCTCGACATACGGCTGTGCGTATTCTGGAATGTTTGAGGTATTACTTGTACTAGTTGTTTGTGTTGGTCCGCCGCCGCCGCCCTTACCCATATCTGCTCCTTATAGTGGTAACTCGAAAGTTACCCAATGCTGTTTATATCCGTCATTAAGAAATATTTTAGCCCAACCAGCTCTGGCTGTAGCCTCAATTCCATCACACCCCATGTCTTTTGCATATCTCTGCAACAAGCTTAACATTGGTTCTTTCCATTCTTTTAAGTCGTACCCACCACAAAATGACATACATAACAATTTACGCTTAGGGTAAACCATTACATTAGTTACTACTGCACCTTTTATAGTTTCTCCATCAAATGCAACCCACAACTGATAATCATGTTCCATTACTGAGTCATAAATATCATCGCTTGTAAATCTACCGTAAGTATACTTAGCGGCTTTTGCCATAAAAGGTTCTACTTGTTTCCAGCATGTATTAATTAGCTGGGTAGGGACCATTGATACTTCCATTATTTCTTAGGCATAAACTTGTTCGGATTAATCTTCTTACCTTGTTTAGGATTACCTGTTCTAGCTTGCCGCACACTGTTCATCATCTCATGCAGTTTCTTAGCGCCAGCTTCGGTTGAGCCATTACCTAGATGTGACACTACATCAGCAGGTACAACAAACTCGCCATCAGCTAAACGAGCTGGCTGTCTATCAGCAATAGTTGCAGGGATGTTATCACTCATGCCATCACCGGGTCCTCTTAACAAACGAGGATTACCACCACTAGCATAGCCACCTAAGTTGTACCCCATAATACCGCCCTGAGCTGCAAGAACAGATTCTTGGTTATCATATTTACCCCGCTCCCCACCTACTGGACCTAAATCTAATTGACCGGGACGTCTACTAGGAGGTAAGTATTTAGCCCCCGTATTTACATAAGAGCGTTGTTCTATTGCTTTGCGTCTAATTTCTGCTGCTTCGTCAGGTGATTTAGTAGACGTATTTGGGTTTGTATCACGGAAAGTTTCTACAGACTGAAACCTAGTATCGGGCGGAGTGTATCTACTTGGGTTATCTAACATATTTGCAAAGCGTAAAGAGGCATC